GGCCGGCATGGGGATGATCGCCAACTGGGCTATGTCCTGCTGGGATGATGCGAAGATCGTCGCGACCGCGAATACCGACACTCAGATGCGCACGAAAACCTCTCCCGAAGTCGGGAAGTGGTTCAAGTCGTCATTGACGTCGCATTGGTTCGACGTGCAGGCCACGTCAATCAAAAGCCGCTCGAAGGGCAGCGGCGATAGCTGGCGGCTCGATTTCGTGCCGTGGTCCGAGCACAATACCGAGGCGTTCGCGGGCCTGCACAATGAGGGCCGCATCATCGTCCTGCTTTTCGATGAGGCGTCCAAGATCCATGACAAGGTTTGGGAAGTCGCTGAAGGCGCTTTGACCGACGAAAACACCGTCATCATCTGGATTGTATTCGGCAACCCGACACAGAACAGCGGGCGTTTTCGCGAGTGCTTCCGGCGGCACAAAAAGCGCTGGATCACGTGGCAAGTCGACAGCCGCACGGTCGAAGGGACGAACAAGACCGAAATCGCGAAATGGGAAGAAGATCACGGCGTTGACAGCGATTTCTTCAAAGTGCGCGTCAGGGGGCAATTCCCAATGCAATCGGCAAAGCAATTCATCAGCGCGGCCGACGTCGACGCCGCGCAGAAGGTGCACCTGCGGCCGGGCCAGTATAAATTCGCGCCCGTGATTATCGGCGTCGATCCGGCCTGGACCGGCGATGATAGCCTTGAGATCTATCTGCGGCAGGGGCTCTATTCGAAGCACCTGCTGACCATCCCGCGCAATGACAATGACGTCGAGATGGCGAACATCATCGCGCGGCTTGAGGAAGAACACGCGGCGGATGCGGTTTTCGTCGACGCGGGTTACGGCACGGGCATCGTGAGTGCCGGGCAGGTGATGGGCCGCGACTGGCGGCTGATATGGTTTTCGGGCAAGCCCCTTGATCCGGGCTACGTCAACAAGCGTGCCGAAATGTGGGGCCAGATGAAGCGCTGGCTGAAGGCCGGCGGCGCGATCGACCCGAAGGACCAGGGGCTTTATGACGATCTTGTGGGGCCAGAAACGGTGCCGCGTTTAGACGGGAAGATCCTGCTCGAAAGCAAAGAAGACATGAAAGGGCGCGACCTGCCATCGCCGAACAAGGGCGATGCGCTCGCGCTTACATTTGCCGAGCCGGTAGCGAAGAAGCCGCGCGATAGCCGTGGCAGGCCGATGACGCTGGACGGGCAAGGGCTGGTCGCGGTGGATTACGATCCGCTCGCATAGCGAACCGAACAGCCAACTATCGCCGCGTATTGGTCGACGGGACAGACAGTCTCTCGCTAGCCGAGGCCATATGCTTGATCGCATCAAGAACTGCTACAGCACCACACGCCAACAACTCTCCACCTTTGCAGAAGCACACCCGGAGCGAGTTACGGCGATGATGGATCTCGCAGCGCTGGCGTTCCTGCTCGGTATCTCGATCAGCCTCGCCATCCGCGCCGCAATCCATGCGAGCGGTTCGGCCGTCCATCTCTGGTGATAGCAATGTGCATGACTCCATCAATCCCCGACGTCGTTGCACCGCGCGAGCGTGCCGAAGCCCGCGCGCCGGATGCTGGGGCAGCCAGGTCGACGGCCAGCCGGCGCGTCGGAGACCGGATGAGCTCATTCACGCCGACGGTTCTGACATCTGCGACGGGGGCGGCGGCGACCGCGCCGACGCAGAAAAAGACGCTTCTTGGGGCCTAGTTCGCCATGCGCTTCAAGCTTCTCGATCGCGCCGGATCTAAGACGCTGCATGAAGGCGTCATGCTTCGGCCAACCTCGCCTGACGTTGTGACGTGGGGGCACAGGGCCTTCGTTCGGTCTGGGGAAACAACTGAGGCGGCACGGTTCGGCGGTGCAGTTGTGGTGATTTTCCGCGAAGTGGACGCGTTTAGGATCGGTGCATTTCGATGACTATCAACGCCGAACGCAACGAAACACAAATCGCCTACCATCGTCGGCGGTGGTCCGAGCTTACGCCGATCCGCTTGCCCTGGGAGCAGGAGTGGAGCGGGATTGCTGAGTTCGTCGACCCGACGCGGTTGCGCTTGACGACGCGGGATGAGCGGCCAGTGTCGCGCAGATCCATTCTCGACGCGAGCGGCACGCTTTCGTTTCGCACACTCAAGAGCGGCATGCATTCGGGCATCACGAGCCCCGCGCGCCCTTGGTTTCGGCTGCGCACGAAAGACCCGGACTTGCGCGAGTTCGCGCCGGTCAAAACCTACCTCAATTTGGTCGAGACGAAGATGCGCGAGACGTTCGCGGCATCGAACATTTACACGTCATTCCACACGGGCTATGGCGACCTGGCGCTTTTCGGGCAGCCGTGCGGCATCCTCGTGCCGGATGACGACAGCGTTGTGAGGATGCACCAGCTTACGCCCGGCACGTTTTGGATCGCTCGCGATGATGCCGGCCGGCTGACGACGATGTACCGCCGGTTTCGCTGGTCTGTGCAAAGGATCGTCGGGCGCTTCGGGTACGAGAATTGCAGCCGACACATACAGTCGGCTTACGATAGAGCGCGATATGATCAGTCGCACGATATTTGGCACGCGATTGAGCCGCGTCTGAACCGCAATCCTCGGAGCCACGCGCGATGGGATATGCCGTTCCTCTCGAACTATTGGGAGGATCAGGGCGGCGACGGCAAGATGTTGAGCGAAGGGGGATTCGAGACCAATCCGCTCGTCGGTCCCGCATGGGAATTGTCGGCAGATGACAACTACGGCTGCGGTCCCGCGTCGGTGGCGCTCGGCGACGTCAAGATGCTCCAGAAAGAGCAGGCGCGAAAGCTCGAAGGCATCGACAAGCTGGTTCGTCCGCCCATGGTCGGCCCTACGTCCATGCGCGGGAAGGCGGCCTCATTGCTGCCGGGCGGGATAACTTACGTCGACGCGATGAACGACCGCGCGACATTCCGGCCGGCAATGGACGTGAGGCTATCGCTTGCCGATCTCCGTGAGGATATTCGCGAGGTTCAGGCACGATTGAGCCGGATTTTTTACGAGGATCTTTTCTTGATGCTGTCCAATATGGACGGCATCCAGCCGCGCAACGTCATGGAGATCGCGGAGCGCAAGGAAGAAAAGCTACTCGCACTCGGGCCGGTCCTCGAAAACATCTACGCCGGGCAGCTCGAGCCGGTCATTGACCGGACGTACCAGCTCCTGAATGAGCGGGGCGAACTGCCGCCGCCGCCGATGGAATTGCAGGGCGACGAGGACGAGCCGCGCGAATTGGAGATCGAATATACGTCGATCCTGGCGCAAGCGCAGAAAGCCGTTGCCACGGGCGGCATTGAACGCGGCTGGGCATTCGCCGGCCAGATTGCGGCGGTGAAGCCCGAAGTCCTCGACAAACTCGATGAAGACGAGACCGTCGATCAGTATTTCGAGATGCTCGGCGTCTCGTCGATCACGCGATCCGACGACGAGGTTGCGCGCATCCGCGAGCAGCGGCAGCAGGCGCAGCAGGCAGCGCAGAACGCGGAGATGGCGGCGACCATGGCTCCGGCGGCCAAGGCCGGCGCGGACGCCGCTGCGGTGCTCGCGAGTGCGCAGGATAATCCAGGCGGCGGCGACCTGTTGGCCCGGATCGGCATCGGATAGCTAGGGGGTTTTCGATGAGGGTTACGGTCGAACTCGGCTGGGCGGTGGCCCCGGCCGTGATCACGCTTGCGAGCTTCACATGGGCAATCCCGATGCGTGAGCACGAGCGCCCTACTGGCGGCATGTTCGGCGACGCCGCGCGCGCCTTTGGGCTGGCGTTTAGATGCTTGTTCGCCGCGTCGATCTCTCTGGCGGTATGGCTGATCTGGGCTCTCATGAAATGAGCGACACAGCATCATCGCACCTGCACGACATCGAGCGCGCCGAGCTTGAGCGATCGTTTCGCGCGATCCTCTCGACGTCGGAAGGCAAGCGCGTCCTAAACTGGATGCTTGAGCAGGCGGCAATCTATGTCGACGCCTACAGCGGCGAGAACGCCGCGACGAATTACGTCCTCGGGCAACAATCAGTCGGCCGCCGGCTGATTGGCATGCTCGACGAGCTGGACCCGCGCGCATATCCGCAACTGTTGCTGTCGATTGCTGACCTGCGCGAGATCGATCGCGAGGCCGCGAAAGCGATAGCTGATAGCCAAAAGGAGAACGACGACAATGATCCTGAATTTTTCTGATTTCCGGGCGCTCATGACACTCGAAGCAGACGGGCAGGGGGCGGGGGCTGGTGCCGCCGGAAACCCCGCGCCGACCGAGACGCCAGCGCAAGGCAGCGTCCTGTTCCCGAGTGAAGGGAAGCCCGGCTCGGAAGAAAAGCCTGATCCATCTGCCGGCCAGGGCGGCGATAAGCCAGCCTCTGAGTGGAAGGAATACGAGGCCGATCCGGCGAAAACGGACGAAGAAAACGCGGCAGCAAAGGCCGAGCACGACAAGACGAAGCCGGCCGGCGATGAGAAGCCGGACCCGCTCGACACCGTGCCGGAAGACGGCAAATACACGCTGACCATGCCCGAGGGCGTGGAAGTGGATCAGGGCCTTCTTGATGCGATCTCGCCGGAATTCAAAGCCGCAGGGCTGACGACGAGGCAGGCGCAGACGCTGGCGGAAAAATTCATCGCGTATCGCAAGGGAGAAGTCGAAGCGCAGGAACAGCGCTGGGGCGAGACCGTGGCGGGCTGGTTCGATGCCGCGAAAGCCGACAAGGAGATGGGCGGCGACAATTGGGATGCGACGGTCGCCTCTGCTCAGCGCGCAATCCAGAAGCTGGGAACGCCCGCTTTGCGCGATTACATGGAAGCCACTGGCGGCGGCAACCATCCTGAACTTATTCGTTTTGCATCCAGGGTCGGCGCACTGCTCCGTGAGGACAGTCCGCCGAGGGGTGGTGCAGGTGGGGGCGGGAAACCGGCCGATCCGGCGCACACGCTGTTTCCGAACGACGCACCTAGAGGTTAACCAATGGCCACTATTGGCAACACATTTCCGAGTCTCATCGATCTCCACAAGAATACCGCTCCGGGGCAGGTCATTGAGCTGCTGAGCCAGCAGAACCCGGTGCTTGACGACGCGATCGCGACTGAGTGCAATATGGGGTCGGTTCACCGGCACATGATCCGCACCGGTTTGCCCGCTGTTGCTTGGGGCCGTCTCTATCAGGGCGTTCCGCAGAGCAAGTCGACGACGCAGCAGGTCGACGATACGACTGGCTTCCTTGAGACGATGAGCGGCGTTGACGTCCGTTTGCTCAAACTGGCCAAGGACGCGGCTCGTGCTCGCCTTACCGAGGCGGCTCCGTTCATTGAGGCGATGAACCAGGAGATGGCGCGAGGCATCTTCTACCACGACACGGCGACCACGCCCGAGCGCTTCAAGGGGCTATCCGCCCGCTACGCTGTGCGCGGTGGCCCTGGCGCTGGCGCTCAGGTTGTCCACGGCGGCGGCTCGAATGCTGGCGAGAACACCTCGATTTGGTTCGTGACCTGGGGCGATCACGCGACGACGCTGCTCTATCCGAGCGGGACATCGGCGGGCGTGTCGCACGAGGACAAGGGTGAACAGCGCGTCACGGATGGCGGTGGCAATCCGTACTTCCGCAAGGAAGATCTCTGGACGTGGCACATCGGAATGGCCGTCAAAGACTGGCGGTACAACGCTCGCATCGCGAATATTGACGCGTCCGATGCCATCAGCGGCACTGTCGATCTGTGGGCGCTTATGCGCAAGGCGTACTATCGCTTGCAGTCGCGCAGGCGTGACTCGGTTGGGTCGCGAATTGCGATCTACATGAACCGCGACATGCTTGAGGTTCTCGACGCTCAGTCGACCGATCGGGCGCTGATCAACAGCCGGGACAACACCACCGGACTTGGTCACACTCAGGTCGAGGGCAAGGAGGTTCGCACGTATCGCGGCATTCCGATCCGCGAGACCGACGCGCTCCTGAACACTGAGGACGTGGTTCCGACGTACTAAGTCGGCTGCTGAAGTAACGGCCCGCTGGAAACGGCGGGCCTCTTGCAACCGGATAGGCGGCAGGGCCGCGACGAAAGGCACTTACAATGATCTTCGATGCAACCAATCTGTTTTCGAGCGCCCAGGCCGTCACCTCGACGGCCCTGTCGACGAATGTTATCGATCTGGGCGCGCCGGGCCGTGTGTACGGCAACTTGGTCGACATGTCTCGCGACATCGGCAAGGGCAAGCCTATCCCGATCCTCATCAAGGTCGTCGTGCCGATGGTCGATGCCGATGGCTCGCCTACGCTTACGGTGACGCTTGAGAGCGACAGCGCCGAGGGTCTCAATTCCAGTCCGGTTGTGCACTGGACATCTGGCGCGATCCCTGAAGCATCGCTAGTCGCTGGCTATGAGTTCCTCATCGACTTCGTGCCGACGAAGACGACGGGGCGCTATCTCGGCCTGCGCTATACGGTAGCGTCTGGTGCATTCGATACCGGCAACATCACCGCCGGCATCGTAGCAGGGCGGCAGACCAATGCGTAAGATGCGCGCCCTTGAACACGGCTACTTCGGTGGCCGTGTGATTGAGCCTGGCGAGCTGGTTATCTGGCCGCACCCGAACACGCCAGCATGGTTGGTTGAGATCTCTGGCACAGCCAGCGTCGCGCCCGCTCGCGATCCTCTTGACCACGACGGCGATGGCCGCAAGGGCGGTTCGCTGCCTAAGTCGGCCCGCAAGCCCGGCGGTTTTGATGCCATGTCGGTGAAAGAGCTGGTTGCCTTTGCAGCAGAGCACGGCATCGACATCACGTCGGCGCGGCGCAAGCCAGAGATCGTCGCTGTGATCGAGGCAGCCGTGAAGCCGGCCGAAGCCGGCCCCTTCGGTGACGCTCCAACACCCGTCTCAATCGAAGGCAAGCCGGCCGGTACGGGCTTGCAGGAGGCCATGGGGGGCATACAGCCAGATTGGGTGCGCCCGGACGAGGACATCTAACGGGCACAGTTTAGGCGGAAGGGCGTTCGCGCCCTTCCTTTATTCCGATCGAGGGACCAATGGCTATCAAGCGAATTGACATCGCTGAGCACGATCCAGCATTCCGCGAGCGCATGGCCGAAGTGATCACCGAAGTCAACCGCCTGACTGGTGTGGCCGCGGCCGTTGACGACAAGCTCGGTGCTAGCCAAATGATCGCTGACGGCGAGCTTCTCGATCACCTGATCGAGACGCCAGACCCAGGCGTTGAGGCAGCTATCAACGCCATTATCAACGCGCTCACGCGCAGCGAGCCCGTGCCGGCTGTCGACACGCTCGTCCCGGCCGATGACGCCGACAACGTGTCCGCCAGCGAGACGACTGAGCTTACGGTCAAGTTTGACGTGTCGGTTGCGCTCGGCGCGGCCGTCGACATCCGGCTCATTGCAACTGCCGGCCCTACTGTCGTGCAGCAATGGACGTTGGCCGACGTGCCAGCGGGCCTTATTGCGCTGGATACTGACAGCGTTGCCGACGATCTGCTGCGGTTGACACTAGCCGAACCTATGGAAATCGACACGGCGTATCATGTCACGATCGCCGAGGGCTCGGTTGTGACGGCCCGGTACGGCAAGCCATTCGCTGGGATTTCCGGCGCAACGACCTGGAATTTCGGCGTGATTGGCGACGCCTAACCGACCGGGGGCAACGTGGCGGAGCTACTCAACGATCAGCCTGTGCTAGGCGTCCATATAGTCGACGATGGCACGACGATGCACAACGGCCTGCCCGTGATCGGCATTGCCGAGGCGGCGGACGGCGTGAATTTTGTCGACAATCTCCGGGTTATGGGCGTTGACATACTCTCGGGCTCGGAGACCATGCATAACGATCAGCCAGTGCGCGGCGCGGTTCTGATCGAGGATGGCCGGGCGCTTTACAATTATCAGCTTGTGTCGATTGCATCGCTGCGCTTTGGTTCTCGGGCTAGGGATATCTTGAAACTCGACGATGGCGTGGCCGTTTCGTTCAATGCTTCGTCGATGAGCGTGAAAGATGGTGAGGGCGCACTCTCCCAAGATGGTGTGCCGTTCGATCTGTGCGCGATTAGCAGGGCGTCCTCTGGTACCTACTTTGATCCCGAAGACGGGGTCTTGAAGTATGCTGATAGCAACGTGCCTCGGCTGACGCCCGATTCTCATGCATTGCTTTTGGAAGGTGCCGCGACGAACGAGTGCACCCGCAGCCAGGAGCTGGATCACGCCAACTGGACCAAGACTCGCGCGAGTGTGACGGCGAACGAGGCCACGGCACCGGATGGGACCGCCACAGCCGACAAACTCGTTGAGGACAACACCGCGAGCAACACGCACTCCGCGACGCGCGTGTGCTCGGGCGCACAGAACGTCGTCAACTGCGGTTCGATCTGGGTCAAGGCGGCGGAGCGCAGCAAGGGTCGCATCGCCCTTCTTGGCGCGAGCGGGCAGTGCCATTACAATTTCGACCTGGACGCGAAAACCGGCGCGCCGATGGACTCGGGAGCGGCCACGCTGACCACGGGCGGCATCGAAGAATACGCGGACGGCTGGTATCGGGTTTGGGTCTCTGGCCTTTTGCATCCATCCACGCCCGGCTCGGCATATACATTGGGCCTCTATCTCGCCGATGCGTCGGGCGCGGTCTCTTACAGTGGCGATAACATCTCGGGCTTCTACGCATGGGGCGCGCAGGGCGAACTTGGTCCACGTCCGACGAGCTATGTTCCCACGACGTCCGCCGCCGCAACCCGCGCCGCTGATAGTCTTGAGATCGAGCTGAGC